CGTTAAGGATAAACACTGTAGTAATTGCAGCAGGGTCGTGGAGAAATTGTTCAATCTCCAAGGACTAGACACCGACACCGTCTGGACACATAAATCGTGTACCTGCAATGAGTTAATAGCACTCAAGAACCGCCATCAATTGTTTGATGGTCACACCTATACCACGCAACTTGATCTAAAAGGTGTGTTAAAGCGAAAAGCTAAACGTCTTACCGCCGTTTCTTATGACATTGTCATAAGCCATGCGAAAAGTGGTAAGAAACAACTGCTCAAGTCTGCCAAGGAGTCACTGGCCAATAAGCCATTGACTCAACAGGACGGCCGCGTCCGCATGTTTCTGAAGGATGACAAGTATCATACTGAGATCATTGGGGCTCCCAGGTGTATACAATATCGTAACAAACGGTACTGTCTACCACTTGCGAGTTACCTGATGCCGATTGAGGAATATGTGTATTCTTGGATAGACGAGAGCGGGACAGCGATTTTTGCGAAGGCGAGAAATCACACACAGCGAGGCAGGGATATCCAAGCCAAATTCGATCACTTCAGACATCCTGTTGTGTTATCGATGGATCATTCCAAATTTGATTCCCATGTCAACATGGACTTGTTGGAAGTGGAACATGATTTTTATCGGTCATGTAACAGGTCAAAGGAATTAGCCAAATTGCTCAAAATGCAGAAGCACAATTTTGGTCTCACCAAGAATGGCACAACCTATTACACCCCGGGCACCCGTATGTCCGGTGATCAGAATACTGGCTTAGGTAATAGCTTACTAAATTATGCAATGACAATTGCACTTTTAGAGAGCTTGCAACTGAAGGCTTGTTATTACTTTGATGGGGATGATTATCTAATCTTCATGGATAGGTCTAATGTTAATAAGATTCAGCCGAACATGTATAATCAGTTTGGCATGGTGACGAAATTGGATAGTGTAGCAACACAGATGGAAAGCATTGAGTTTTGCCAATGCCGGCCCGTTTGGGACGGTGATGGCTACACAATGGTCAGAAATCCCATGCGCATGATAACAAGATTGCCATGGTTAATCGGGAGGTATGGTGAGAAGTACAAGAAGAACTATATCTACTCTGTGGGGCTCTGCATGATGTCAATTGGGTGTGGTTTACCGGTGGAACAATATATTGGTGAGCAGCTGTCGAAAGGGGGTGGGTTGTACAAGGTGACAAGTCAACATCATCCAGCTAGTAAGATGCAATTTAAACCTGGTAGGGCTAAAGTTATAGAGCCCAGTGTTCGTACCAGGCAGTCTTATTGGCAAGCATGGAACATCACTCCACAAGAACAGGAGAGATTGGAAAACCTGCAGTATTGCCAACCCACATCATCTGGGTTAGAGGAGCAGCCATTTGCGCGCTTCTACTATGGCACCAAGAAAAGTCATTAAGAAGTCCAGTACTGTAAGGAAGAGCGTCAATTACTTATTACCCATGTTAGCAGCAATGCAAAACATGCGTATAAGTAAGCAACATCAGACGCGCACAAAACGAACGCAATCTAGGCAGGTAGTGTCACAAAATCCCCTCCTGCCATCAGGGGTCAACAACAAGTCAACAAGTCCACAATCGAGTCAAACTTACACAGTGGAGGGTGAGGAGGTTATTCAAGTCATTAATACCGTTGGTACGGATGCAGGGGAAACTCTCTTTAATACTCTCATCAACCCCCACTCTGTACGTCGGTTGGGTATTCTAGCCGATGCGTTCCAGCGCATCGATTGGTTGGAATGTGTGGTAAAGGTGGTTCCTCTCAATGGGTCTGTGGTTAATTCCGGTTATACCATGGGTGTTATTGAGGATCCGGAATCGCCAGTACCAATGGACAAAACAAACATCATCGCCTTCTTGACAGCATTGAGATCAACCTCAGTCCGTCAAGCTTGGGTGGCGTCGGAATCTGGCCAACAAGTGTCTTTGGGTGATAAGCCTGAAATGTATACACAAAGAGGATCAGATGTTAGACGTTACTCTCCAGGTAGAGTACTTGTTGCTGCCGCAGGGAACTTAGGAGCTGCAACTTTTCAAATCATGTTGCGATACAGAGTACGTCTGTATGTTCCGATCGGAATACCTGATGCACCAGGTGAGATTATTGGGTTTGATGCTCCGGCAGCAGACAATTTAACCTCGTCAGGTGCTAGTTCTCTAACAGCACAATGGTGGGGCGGTATTAACGTCTTTAATGGGGAGACCGTGGTTTTGACTCATGACATCCTCTGCACAACAAATGGCAGCACTACAACTGCTGTTATGAGTTTGCGCACCGTTGCTGCGGGTACCAAAGTAACCCTGGGTGCCTCGGGTGGATATAGAACCATCACTGGTTTTGATAAGCCGGATGGTGAGGTCTTTTATCTGACCTTCGTTAGTAACACAACGAGTGGTATCTACCCAATTCCGTCAAGCTCAGGCAGCTGGCGAGGTGCTATCGGAGTTAGGGTCCGTTAGCAGTCCATGTTAAAATCTTAGGAGGGGCAACATGGATTTAAGACAAAGTGATTTGTACAGACGCTGTGCGTCATTGCCCC